AAGGGCACGACTACCGAAATGGTGAAGAGTCGTACAGGATTATTCAGTATCGAGATGTTGCTTTGATTCTTTAAACTCTTTGTTAAAGTTTCTAATTGCGATGGCGAAGACCTTATCTGTGAAGCCTGCTTTCTTCTTAAACATAGGGTTTCTACTAGGTGTAGTAGGTATGGGTTCTTCGCCGTTTAGCTTTTTATAGATTGAGTTAATCATCTTCTTTGCTTTGAAGCTTAGCTCGTACAATCTAGCTTGGCTATTAGTGGGCTCACGGAATGTTCTGATGAGCCCCTTTCTTTTTAGGTTAGCCATCCTCTTTGTATCCCACCTGAATATGTTGTCGTATGAATCGAACGTTGTCTTGTTGAACAGCATCTCGTCATGCAGGAAGAACAGTATCTCTAGCTCTATCATGGTGACGTCGTAGTATCGACATGCCCAGTACCTTATCACCCTCCAGTACTTCATGTAGTTATGGTCTGGGTAGTTTCTTGTGATATGTTTTTGGAACGGACGGGACTTTATACTTATTTTGTATTTGTCCTTTCTCTTACACCTGTTAGTTCTCATAGATGTACAAATTTAGATTAAATTTGCTACCTTTGCAACTAGCATGAGTATATTTCCACGTCCATTAAAGAGGGTCCTAGGCAAGATAATACCGTTCTCCAAGCAGGACAAGGTACCTACATTTAACCTTGGTAGTGGGACTGCTGACAGTACTACATACCTTAGAGGTGACGGCACATGGTCTGTCCCTCCATCATCAACAGGTTCTGCTGGATTTGAAATGAATTTTTTATTAATGGGAGCTTAGTATGGCAACAATTTATAAAGTATTAGGACAGTCTAGTCCATCAGCAACTACAGAGACAGCTCTATATACAGTTCCATCTGCTACATCATCTGTAGCTAGTTCTGTTATTATTTGTAATAGATCAGCAGTTCTATCTACATTTAGAATATCAATAGCTATTGCTGGAGCCACTACTGCTAATAAGGATTATATATATTATGACTTACCTATAGGAGCTAACGATACATTTATCGCTACAATAGGTGTAACTTTAGCTGCAACAGATGTAGTAAGAGTTTATGCATCAAATACTAATCTGTCATTTTCACTTTATGGATCTGAAATAAGCTAATATGGCACAGGGATACGCTTCATATAATATAATTAGTAGTGAGATTTCATTTGCAAATACTCCTAACATAGATGCATTTGGTAGACTTAGGGTAAGTGAACCATTTACACTATTTGATTCAAGCCATAGATTTGCTGACAACGGACTTTGGTCAACAGGAACTGCAACAGGAGGAACTGCAACATTTAATGCCGCTCAAGGTTTAATTGATCTAGATGTAACCACATCGTCAGGATCTGAGGTTGTAAGGGAGACTACTAAAGTATTCTCATATCAACCAGGAAAAAGTTTATTGGTACTAAGCACGTTTGTAATGAGTCCTGCTAAGGCTAACCTAAGACAAAGGATTGGGTACTATGGAGCAAACAACGGATATTATCTAGAGCAGAACGGGACTACTGTAAGTTTTGTAGAGAGGAGTTTTGTTACAGGAGCAGTAGTAAATACACCTGTTACTCAAGCAAGTTGGAATGTTGATCCTATGGATGGGTCTGGTCCAAGTGGAATCACCCTTGACCTAACAAAGGCTCAGATTCTATTCATGGACTTGGAGTGGTTAGGAGTAGGAACGGTTAGGATAGGCTTTGTTGTAAATGGTAACTTTTATGTTTGCCATAAGTTTCACCATGCTAATATTATTGCTTCTACATACATAACTACAGCATCATTACCATTAAGGTATGAGATAACAAATACAGGTGCTACAATTAGTGCTAGTACATTGAAGCAAATATGTTCTGCGGTATTGTCTGAGGGTGGATATGAACTTAATGGGCTACAGCAAGCAATTGGTATTCCAATTCAATCTCCAAGAACATTAGGAACAGCAGGAACATTTTACCCTGTAATAAGCTTACGTTTAAAATCAACAAGATTGGATGGTATTATTATTCTTACTGCTCTTTCTATAATGCCAATGAGTACAGCTAAGTTTAATTGGCAAGTTGTAGCATCTGGAACAACAACAGGTGGCACTTGGACGAGTGCAGGAGTAAACTCTTCTGTAGAATATAATATAACAGGAACCTCATTTACAGGAGGAAGAATACTTGCAAGTGGATTTTTTAGTGAAAGTAATCAAGCGGCAAGTCAAGTTGATATATTGAAGGAAGCATTGTTTAAATTTCAGTTAGAAAGAAATGGATTAATATCAACACCATTTGAACTTACACTGGTAATTGCTTCTAATAGCGGTAGTGATACTGTTGTTGCATCAATGGACTGGGAAGAAATAAGCAGATAATATGAGCCAAGGATTTACAAAAGGAACCCCTATAGATACAGATCCTACCCTATCACTTAATAGTGATATTGTTGTTCCGTCTCAGAAAGCTGTGAAGAGTTATTTAGCAGCAAACTATCAGCCTACATTAGTTTCAGCTACAAATATCAAAACAGTTAACGGCAACTCTTTACTTGGTAGTGGTGATTTGGTTATTGGTGGAGGTGGTTTAACGGTAGGTACAACAGCTATTGCAAGTGGAACTATCGGAAGAATATTATTTCAAAATGGCGGCGATGTTTTAGGTCAAGATTCTGCGTTATTTTGGGATAACACTAATAAGCGTTTAGGCATTGGTGCAACACCTTCAACAAGTGTGCGTTTAGACGTTCGCGCTCAAGGAACGTTGAGTACTGACATAGCATTTAGAGTTAGAAATAGTGCTGATACATATAATATAATATCATCTTATGGAGATGAATTAACTATTATAGGTAGAAACGAATCAACGGAACCAAGGCTATTAATTAATAGAGCAGGAAGCACTAAAATGGTTCTAGGAGGCACGACTGATTTAAATATACAGTTTCCATCAAGTGGTTTTGGTCAATTAAACTCTGGCACTCAAGGATGGGATATAATATCATCTAGTGGAGATATTCGTACAAGAAACTCATCTACATTTACTCTATTGAAAGGTAATTTTTTCGGTATAGGTCAAACTACACCAGCTGCTAGACTAGACGTAAGAGCGCAAGGTGCGTTAAGTACGGATATAGCGTTTAGAGTTAGAAACAGTGCTGATAGTGCAAATATATTAGAACAAAGGGGGGATTCTAATTTAATTCTTACTGGAGTAGCACCTAAAATGACGTATGCTTCGGCAAATAATGGTGGCTCTATAAGTCATCATCCAAGAGGAGATTCTGTTATAAATTTAAAACATTCTTTTACTTTTTTTCAATCAGGTTTTAGTGATGGCTCCCAGAGTACAGCACCAAAACTTAATATGATTTGTGCAGATATTACTAATTATGGTATGAATAATGGGTTTCATTGGTATTTTAATAATAATTTAAACCCATTAGATTCGGAAAGAGCATTATGGTTAACCCCAAAGAAAACATTATCCATTTTTACTGGAACAGGGCCAGATGCTTATACAGCTAAAGTAGATAGTTTTGAACTGTATTCAGCCGACATCGTAGCAGGAAATGCAGCACCACACTTTAGAACAGAAAACGGAAATATAATAAAACTTTTTAGAGGTTCTGCATTAACGGCATCTGATGGAACACTTGCAAATGCAGTTACAAGAATTGCAGAAATTCAGGCAAGGTTGCAAGCTCACGGATTAATTGCTTAATTTTACATTATGGGACTAATAATAAACAAAACAGAAGAAAAAACTATCACCATTCAAGGCACAACTATTGAAATGGATAGCGTGTACGGAAGAATTGAATTTGCTGGTCGAGCAGATGGTAAGACATTAGAAGTTAGCATTGCTACATATGCCTCAAAAGAGGCATATGAAAGCGGAGCTGCTGTATTATCTACCGATGTACCTATGGGTAATATTAATGTAGAGATTAAACCTACTGAAGTACAAGGATTAGAAACTGCTCATGAATATGCTCAAATTGCATACGAACAACAAGGTTATCTCGTAGAAATTATATTGTAAAAATACTTATATTTGCATCATGAAAAACAAGTATCCATACAATAAGCCAGTTTTTTCTTTCGATACGTACATCGATAAGTTGATTCGTGCTAAGAAGAGCATGAAGATGGCTGAAGATTTGAAAGAAGAAGTGACTGAGGCCGCAGTTAAGATGTCTGTCATGGGTATGATGGGCGGTATGAAGAAAAAGCGATGATCCAAAAGATCAAGCGTCAGCAGGGTCTTGGTGATACTGTTGAGTTCATCACTGAGGTAACAGGCATTAAGTATGCCGTTAAGAAGGCTGTTGAGCTTGGTATTATTGAGGATTGCGGATGTGATAAGAGAAAAAAGTTATTGAATGAAAAGTTCAACTACAAAAGGGAAGACAGCGAAGTACTACGCGGAGAACAAGGAGGCGAATCAGAAACGCCTCAAGCAGCAGTCTAAGTACAACAAGACTGAGAAAGGACTAGAGCTTAGAGTCGAGGCGAATGCAGGACGAAAGAAGCTAGGACTTAAAAAAGGAGATAAGCGAGACGCAAGCCATACAAAGGATGGTGGAGTTGTAGCAGAACATAGAAGTAGAAACAGAGCACGAAAAGGTTTAAAATAAAAAGATATGCCAAATTCATACGGAGAAATCCTAACAGCAAGAGGAGGAACATACATCCTTAATGATACTAGTACATATAACACTTCACTAGTATATGCTATTGTAACATTAGAAGATACAGAATTTTCTATTCTAGAAATTACTGATTCAAACGGTATAGTTACTGATGTTATAAATGATCACTTTGCAGATCTATTAACACCTATAAAGGCAGGAGCTATAATTACCCCAATGGATGTTAGTAAGCCTTTTTCTAGTATTGAGTTAGCTAGTGGATCTGTAACGTTAGTTCTTAAGTAGGATGAAAAAACTAGCTACTGTATTTACACTATTCTTAGGGTTTATTTCTCCTATTGAGTTATCAATCATACTTCTAATGGTGGCAATGGGTGTAGATACGTTGGTTAAGCTTATATCTCTTAAGATACAGTCTAAACGAGATGGACGAAGGTACATGGATGTTTTTGCATCTAAGATGCTTAGAAAAGGATATATCTATAAAGGTACTGGCTACTTGTTGTTTGCCTTAGCAGTTTTTCCGTTAGATTTTTACATGCTAACACCATTTATTAAGGGCGTTATGCAGTACTTATCAATTGAGTACATAGTTGTTACAAAGGCAATATTTACAAATCTTTTACTTATAATATTCTGTATAATTGAGCTTGCATCAATTAACGAGAACTGGTTTGATATATCAGGAAATAATATACTAAAGTCTGTAAAGGACACTGTTGTTGTCTTAAGGAATTCTATCAATAACGTTACTGATTTTATAAGCAGAACAAAGAACAATGTATAAGTTACTTATAGCATTATTTCTACTGTACTCATGCAGTGCTGAGAAGCACCTAATGAAAGCTGAGAAGCACATAGCTATTGCTAAGTCTAAGGGTGCTGTTATTAAGTCAGACACTGTATGGAAGTATTCGTACACATCAGACACTATCTATAATAAAGAGACTAATACACTTGAAGTTAGGCACTTAGTAAAGGATAGCTTTCCATATACTATAACAAACACCATCAAATCAAGCATGTCAAAGCAAGAACGTAAGTACTTCGAGGACATGTTCAAGCACATGGAGAAGATGATGAAGTTGCAGAACGACAGTCTTAGACTAGCACTAAAGTATAAGACCAAACAAAACAAGGCAAATAAAAAAACAGAAAGAACTAAAATACGTAAAGAGAATAAATCATTTCCTTGGACTTGGCTTTTTATAGCGATAAGCTTAATCTTTTCATTTTTTATAATCAAACAGTTTAAAAAATGACACCTGCTGAAATTACAACATTTATAATTGGCACTGCTGTATTAATTATTGGGTACTTCCTAAAGATAGTTCACACTGATGTAAGAAAAAACACAGAAGAACAAGGAAAACTTAAAGGTAAAATAGAATTAGTAGAACAAGAGGCTAGATTAAAATATCAAGCAATCCAGGAACAAACTCAATTAGAGATTAAAAATTTAGCTCGACACGTAAGTGAATTATCAGATGCAGTAAAAGAATTTGTTTTAAATAAAAAATAATTATGGTATTAATAGCCACTACCCCCGCTGTTCCTTCATTTGGAATTTTTGAAACACTAACCCAATATGGGGCACTAGGAGTTGTAGTCCTAGGATTAGGAGCTGTTCTTTGGTTTATGTTAAAAAGACAATTAACTTCTGAGGACAATTTAAAAACAAAAGTTGATGAGTTACAAAAAGAACTCACTACTTATATTGCTTCAGATGCTCAAAAAACTACAGAGGCTTTGAACAATAATACAAAAGCCCTTGAGAAACTACAAGACATTATAATCTCTAAGCGATGAAAAACAAGCTTGTAATACTTGGACTTATAGCAATAATCATTGCTCTTATGCTTACTCAAATACTTAAGAGTGGTACAGAGCATGTTGATGTTGTTGACACAGCACAAACTCTTCAATTTGATAATGAAAAATTAGTAGAAGAGAATGGACTACTAGAGTCAGATGTAAAACAGCTTGAGAAAACTGTATTAACAGCAGAAGGTGAACTAGCACAAACACCAGTTGCAGAAACCATTGAGGTTATTAAAAAGGTAAGAATTTACATTCATGACACTATTGTTATTCATGATACAGTAGTTATTAAAGAACAGAAGAACTTCTGGGGTAAAACTAAAAGAGATACATTAGAATGAAAAAATTTTTTAGAGACTTGATTTCGGATGATAACAATATCAACGAACAAGCATTTGTAGGAGTAATATCTTTTTTTGCTATGGTAACTGTGTTACTTGTTGATGTTGTTACAGGAATTTTTAGTAAAGAATTAATTATCAAAGAATTTATCTTTGATGGTTTTATGATCTTAACTTTAGGTGCTTTTGGTATTACTACAGCAGGTAGAATACTAAGCCTAAAAAAGAAAGCAGAAAAAAATACTGAAGAAGAAGAAACTACTAACGAAGAATTAGGATAATTATGGTACTTAAAAGAGGAGACAACAACGAGGTTGTTAAGCAAATTCAGATTGTATTAGGTGTAGAACCAGTAGGAAATTTTGGACCTAAAACAGAAGAAGCGGTTAAAGAATGGCAAACTAAAAACGGTTTGAAGGCTGATGGGATAGTAGGTCCTGCTACACTAGCTAAGATGGGAATAAAGGTTGATGCTCAAGCAACACCATCTAAACCAAAAGCTGCTCCTAAGTATACAGGAGAACAAGTAAAAACCGCAGTAGTATCTAAAGGACATAAGTGGTTTGAAGGTAAAGACCTAATGCTAAATATTGTAGGAGTTCGAAACTCTTCTACAGGACAAAAAGTAACTAACTTATTTGATGACCATTTAACTTTAACTTACACTGTTGATGGTGTAGAGCACTTCCATTGTTGGCCAGCGACTACTGATCCAGGAACTAAAGGCGTTATGAAGTTTGGTAATAAAGCAGGAGTTGCAAGACTTGTAGAAGGTCAATACATTGACTCTCATGGTATTCGTTTACACGGAGGTAAATACGAAGCATTAGGACAAAATAAACCTGTTAAAGTTTATCGTGATGCTGATCGTAACATGGTATATGCTGAGGATAGAACACAAGAAGGTTTGTTTGGAATTAACATACACAAGGCAGGTTCAGATTCTACATTTGTAGAAAATTGGAGTGAAGGATGCCAAGTGTTTAAGAAGTCTAAAGACTTTGAAGAGTTTATGGCAATATGCCGTAGAGCAAGAACTGCAAACGGAAACAAGTTTACTTATACATTGATTGAATCAAACGATATAGTATGATAATTAGAAACACTTGGAAGGTAAAAAATAAACAGTGGGATAAATTTTGTATTAGGTTTAGACTTGGTAAGATTGACTTATTTACTTTGGAATTAGATATTTCAAGAGAGTTCTTTATTCTTACTGTTCTTAATTTCACTATTAAAAATAGATAAAATGGCTAAGATTAAATCTCAGGAATCAACTAGAGTTGCTAAGGTACACGTAGAAAGACCTGGCATTCATTCTAAGACAAAAACATCTAAGCTTAAGAGTAGTAAGAACTACAAGAAGGCGTACAAGGGTCAGGGAAGATAATTGTCACAAATATTTACTAAATTTGTCACATGGGAAAAATTAATAATTATCAGACACAAACTCCTTCTCCAGGAGACAGAATATTAGGATCAACAGATTCGAACGGTAGCACTAAGAATTTTACAGCTCAGTCTATTGCTGACCTTGGAAGATCTTCTAAAGTTTACCGTGCATTCTTGACACAGTCTGCGTCAACGGCTCCTGTAGCTACAATTGTTGACGGAAATACTATCACTGGAACTTGGGCATACGGTAGCACAGGTGTTTATACATTTACATCAACAGGATCATTTGGTTCTGTTAATGCTGGATGCATCGTTGGTGCTTCAGGAAATTATGATACTACATATGAGTTCGCTGTAACAAATAACAACAGCATATCTTTAAAGACATACAGTAATGGTACTCTTGCTAACGGTATGTTGACTGGAGTTTATGTAGAGATTTTTACATTCGCAATATAACTCTGTCGCAAAAATCTACTATATTTGTGACAAATTAAATTAAATTCAAATGGGAAAGAAAAAAGTATTGACAGCTGAAGAGCTAGAAAAGTTCGTTGCAGCTAGAACAAATTACTACCAGTTAAGAGAACACTTAGCTGATATTACGATCACAGAGGAACGTCTTAAGACAGACAAGCAGACTACACTTATTAACCTTGACGTAGCTCACAACGAACTAGCAGTAGTTCAAAAGGAGATTCACGACAAGTACGGTGAGGGTCGCATTAATATGCAGACTGGCGAGATATCATGATAATTCGCAAGATTTCCATAGGGACAGATCTTTTAAACGCCATGCACTTTCAGGTTGGGAAGCCTGTGATGGGTGGTGAGTATACCGTGTTTGACATCATGAGAACTGATGAAGGGCTTTACGATATATGGGTTGAGAAAGATGGAGAGGCCGTTAAATGGAAGTCTATTGGTAGTACAGTTCCAGTATCTATTGAGTATAATATAAACTTCTAATGAAGTCACCACACTACTTTATTGTGCGTCCTCATCAAGGTGTACGATATAATGCATCCAAGAACTTGAATGGAAAGGATTTCATTATGTCCTCATCTCAAGAGGACCACAGATACACAAATCGAATAGGGGTAGTTGTTGCTACCCCTATCGGTTATAAAGGAGAGATATATAATGGAGATCTTGTTGTGGTTCACCATAATGTTTTTAGGTTGTACTACGACATGAAGGGCAACGAGAGATCTAGCTGGAATCACTTCAGAGATGATATCTTTATGATAGAATCAGATCAGCTGTATCTTTATAAGAAGGAGTTCTCTGTAGAATGGAGTGCTCCTCGTCCTTACTGCTTTGTTAGGCCTATACTTCATAATAACGAGGATGGATCTATATCCACTGTAAACGTAGAGTCAGAACTTAAAGGTGTCATTGAGTATATACCAGAAGGTGAGGATATTAAGGTAGGTGATGTTGTATCATTTAAGCCAGAGTCTGAGTACGAGTTTAATATTGATGAGACTAAGTTATACCGAATGAAATTAAGTAGTCTATGCTTGAAAATCTAAGAGATAAAAAAGACAGAGTGCTACGTGCAGCAGAGAAGTCTGTTGACGAGCTTATTAAAGTACTCGAACAGCAAATTGTAAATTACTCTATTGACGACGACTTGTCAGTTGATAAGATGAAGAATGCCGCAGCTGCAAAGAGACTTGCATTTGAGGATGCGCTATCTATACTTGAGCGTATAGATTCAGAGCGTGCAAAAGAGACTGTTGGTTCTATGCCAGTTGTGTTATCTGGTAGCGGAGGATTTGCAGAGGGAAGGGCAAGAAGCAATGCGAAGAAATAGTAAATATGACCTTTATAAACTAAACAACGATCATGTAAACAAGACTGCTCGTTCGACTAGGAATGCTAGTAAGGCTTGGCAGTACGGATATGATCGTGACTATGACTTAATTATTATTTCGAAAGATGGTACTATTGGCGACATATATTACATTAATGGTATCAATATCGCACTTCCTAGGACGCCGAAAGATTTGGAGGTCGGGGAAAACAGATGGATGCCACATGAGTACCCTAAAGAGCTTCAGAAAATAAAGTCTTCGTTCGAGTGGTCGAGACGTGACAACGTATTTAAATCACAGTGGGTTGACTACATAGAGAATGAGTTTGATAGGCGTGAGTATGGCCACTGGTTCATGAACGATGGTGAGCCAACTTACATGACTGGTACTCACTACATGTACCTTCAGTGGTCTAAGATAGATATCGGTCTTCCTGACTTCCGTGAATCAAACAGAATATTCTACATATATTGGGAGGCGTGCAAGGCTGACGAACGTTCTTTTGGTATGTGTTACCTTAAGAACCGTCGTAGTGGTTTCTCGTTCATGAGTT